GAGCGTGGCTTGGGGAGGCTGCGGAACCGATGAGTTGGCGAGCAGAGCGCGACTTACCCGATAAACCCATATCGCTGTGTCCGGTCTGCGGCGTGGAGTCGGTCGCGGGCAGGAAATGCCGCTACCACATCCGCAGCGAAAAGCGCACGGAGTACCATGCGGCGTATTACCGCGCAAACCGAGCCAAACTCGCCGCAGCAGCGAGGGAGCGCAGAAGGGTAGCGCGACTACGGGCGAGGTTGAGGCCGCTTATAAACGACCTCAAGCGGGCTGTGGACTTGGGCCGATATACGGCAGGGTGGTAAATGCGCGGCTTCAACTTCCAATCAGACCTGAACGCGGACAACGACCTCCCGCCAAACCCTTACCGGGCGCTGTGGGCTGCGGTACTCTGGCAGGCCATCACCGACTGCACCAAGACAGGCCGGGAAGATGGGTGGCAGGCGATGCGGTGGATAAACAGCACGGAGGATGGCATCGGGTCAATGCAATGGATATGCGATATGATCGGCCTCGACCATGCGCGGCTGCAGATGCGTTGCCAGACACGCGAGGGGCGAAAGGCTATAATCGGCGCAAGGAAGAAAGGCGGGTTTCAACCACGATGCGCTATGCCATGCGACGAGATATGAACGACGCGACTGTTACCGATGCGGTAAAGGCTGCGGGGTTTGACGTGTGGGACTTCGCTAGGGCGGGTCACTCCATCCCCGACAAGTTGGCGGTCAAGCCGCTGCCGTGCGGAAAACCATTCGTGTGCTGGATGGAAATCAAACACGCCAACGGCAAGTTGAGCGATAAGCAGGCCGCATTTCGCGCAGTCTGGGAACCACGCGGCGAGTGGATAGAGGCACGCGATCCCGAGGCGACGGTGCGGCAGTTGCGGGAACTTTACCAGTTGGCGATTCGCCCCGAATACGCACTTTGATACAATACGCACATGGCAGAACCTAGCCGCATCGCCGCTGCATTAGAGTACCTCGGCAAACTGCGTCGGCAAATAGCCAACACGCAGGGCGTAGCCGTACCCGATGACTACGGGCAGCGGTTTGGCGCACCGGGCGAACCTGTCCCAAGTCTTAACCAAGTAGGCCAGTCAGTCAGGGGCGCGGCACAGCGCATGACGAGCCTCGACGCTCCCGCATCGCAAGGCATGGGCGACACGGCGCTAGACATAGCCGCAGGTTTTACCCCGTTGCAGTACCCGCAGGCTGCGCGAGACTTTGAGCGATCCCGGCGCACAGGCGACAAACTCGGCATGGGACTGGCTACCCTCGCGGCGGTGCCTGTTGTGGGTGGCGTGGCGAAGGCGGCTGGGAAAGCGCGAGAAGGAACAGAAGCAGCGGAGCAATTGGTTACCCGAGCAAAACGCAGAGTCGGCACTTCGGGTCAGTATGTTGGCGCGCCACCGGGCGTTGATTCCCCGCAAAAACTTGGCGCAATGGTTAACGATTATGTGAGGGCGATGCAGGAAGGGTTGCCCGGTCGAAATTTCTACATCGACAGCAGCAAAGACATCTTTGCCCGCACCGGGAACAACCCTGTCGAGGCAGATTTGGTCAGCCAAAATCTTGCCGCGTTAAGCCGCGCAAATAATGTCGCAGGCAATACTTCGATGACCGCGAAGGGACACATCCAAGCGGTCACCGGAGAGCCAGTTTTAACGGGTCGATTCCCTTCAAGGGACAGCCCTCCGTTGCAAGCCATGTATGACGCTGGTCGGGCAGACTACCTTGGTCACAAGCGCGACCCGTTCGCAACGCAACTCGGCGTTGCATACGCTCCAGAGCGTATCGGGCGCGGAGTGAACGATATGCATGAGGCTGAACTGATGGGATATCCGTCAGGCGCGGTCGGTGGCCCGACGCAGCATGCATTCATGGATGAAGTCAGGGCGCGCGCGATAGAGAAGTCGAACCGCGAGCAGTTGGGCGGGTTTTCTGATTGGGGAACAGGCACGGCGCAAGCGGCGGCGTGGTCAGGGAACAAAATTCGTCGTGGCGATATTCAACCGGGAGAGGCGGCACGGTCGTATGCCGATTACTTCCCCACGCAGGAAGCCAACGCGACCTATGAAGCCGTAAGTTCTCCCGCAACGGGGCATCTTCAAGGATTGCTTAACGCGCCGTTCGATGTGCGCGCGGCGTATACGCAAGACCCAAGAGGATCGTGGAACACCAGCCTGTCGGGGCGGGACATCGGTTACACCTCGGCTCGGATGCTGCCGGGTGAAACAGTTGAAACCGTAGGAAGGTTCAAGGACACGGCAAACCCTGCAATGGTCGCGCGGCCCGTAACCGGAATTTACACAACGGCTGACAAGTCGCGCGCGTTAACACCCGGCTCGGTGAATGCCTTAAACGCCGTGGAAGCGGCGAGAGCATATTTTGATGTGCAAGAGGCAGGCGCGTGGCACAAGTTGCTGCCCGCAAGGTCTGCCGCTGATTATTCAGGCGCGTCCATTGAGTTGGGCAGGCCAATGACGCAACAGGACATGGAGAAAATTGCTCCTTTGTTTGAGCAGCGCGGATACTACCTTGCCAGCGCGCCGAATGGCGTGACAATCCTTGCCAATGAAGGCACGGCAAAGGGTGAGAAATTCGCAAAGGAAGTGCGAGAAATACTGAAGGCAAACAGCAAAATCATCGGCAAGCCGAGCGTGGAGTTTGGAAGGGCAGAAACCGGGTACATTGATTTCGGTGATGCCTATCGCAGCAAAACCCCCGGCGCGGTCACAGCCCAGATGCTTCAGATGATGGAGCAGGCTCCGCAGACGATGAGATACTTGGACACCAATCCCGTCTACCGAGAGACGGTCTTTGCCCGAAACGCCAGAGATGTGGATTACGCCGCGAAGGGTCTGGGAGTGGCAAGGAATGATGTGTTGAGGGCGCGCGAAATCTTCAAAAACGAAGGTTTTGAAGGACTGCGAAAAGCCGCCAAGGCCGGAATCGTCCCGGCGGTGCTGGCAACATTTGGCGCGCAGCAATTACTTAACGGAAATGAACAGCAACAATGAAATTCGCCAAGTCAGAAAAAAGCCTTGCCAAAGCGGCGTGGAAGCAAAAACGCTCCGACGAGCGGTGGGAGCGTAGAGCCGATATGCTGATGTTCAGATTCTCCCATGTGTCGGTCATGCTGCCGTCGCAGATAACGCACCTTAACGCTAACCGAGGCATTGCGGCGTAACGGCAAGCAGCAGTAAACTGTTCTCATGGCAAAGTGCGATAAAGTGCGATGGCTAAAGGCGTAAAGACAGGCGGCGGTAGCCGCAAGGGTAGCCCCAACAAGGCCACAGCCGCCGCACGGGAGGCTATAGCGCGATTCGTGGACGGCAACGCAGACCGGCTGCAGGGCTGGTTAGACGAGATACACCGCGACCGTGGAGCAGAGGCGGCGTTCGGCTGCTTTACCTCGTTGTTGGAATACCATGTGCCGAAGTTGCAGCGCAGCGAGGTCACAGGCAAGGACGGCGAAGCGCAGCGAATAGTAATCACATGGGGCAACCCCGTTGACTGAAATCGTCCTGCCGTACAACCCACGGCGGGCCTTCCTTCCTTTCCACGACCGCACGAAGCGGTGGGCCTGCCTCGTCGCGCATCGCAGAGCCGGTAAAACAGTCGCAGCGGTAAACGACATTATCCGCGCTGCCGTGATGTATACCGGGCCTAACGGCCTGTTCGGGTATGTCGCGCCTTACCAGAATCAGGCTAGGCGCATCGCGTGGGACTACTTCAAGTTTTACGCCGCCCCGCTGATCGCGGACGCTAACGAGCAGATGATGACCTTAACGCTACTCAACGGCGCAAAGGTCGGGCTGTTTGGCGCAGACAACGCGGATGCCATGCGCGGTCTAGGCTTCAGCGGCATTTACCTAGACGAGTACGGCGACTTCCGGCCCTCGGTGTTCGGCAACGTCATACGCCCTGCGCTCTCGGACAAACAGGGGTGGGCGGTATTCGCCGGTACGCCAAAGGGCAAGAATCAATTTTGGGACATTTACCAGACGGCGCAGCGGATACCGGATGAATGGTTCATGCTGCGGCTTCCGGCCTCGACAAGCGGACTGCTGCCGGTATCGGAACTCAACGCAGCCCGGGCGCAATTGAGCGAAGACCAGTACTTGCAGGAATACGAGTGTTCTTTTGAAGCCGCCATCCTCGGCGCGTTCTACGGTAAAGAAATGCGCGAGGCGCAAGATCAGGGACGCATCGGGCGCGTCAAGCACGACGAGCATCTAAAGGTCTATACCGCATGGGACTTGGGCTACAAGGACGACACCGCCATCTGGTTTTACCAAGTGCTGCGCGGTGAAGTGCGCGTCATCGACTTTTACTCGGTCAGCGGTGCGAGCATTGAGCAGATAGCGGACGCCGTAAAGGTAAAGCCTTACCGTTACGCCAAACACTATTTGCCCCACGATGCCCGTGCAAAAACACTAGCGGCTGCGGGTAAAAGCATCATCGAACAACTGGCATCGCATCTAGGCTTTGCGAACCTCGCCGTTGTTCCCGAGTTGTCCGTGCAGGACGGCATTCAAGCGGTGCGTCAGGTCTTGCCGCGCTGTTGGTTTAACGAGGACGGATGCAGGGACGGCATCGAAGCGTTGCGCCAGTATCAGCGCGAGTACGACGAGGACAAGAAAGCGTTTAGGCAGACGCCGCGCCACGATTGGGCTTCGCATCCGGCAGACGCATTTCGTATGCTAGCAT